CTATTATCATTTTACAAAATTCACTAGATACACCCGGTACCTCAGCTTCAGCTTTGTAAAAATCATATTGCTCTTGTGTCATTGTAGGGTTAAACGGAAGTAATAAGTTGTCACTTGAAGGCACAGAATCATAATCCTTAGTATAAGACGGACCTTGGATAATTGCTCTGTTTCGTTTCCATTCATTTATTTGACTCAGGTATTCATCATTTGGATATCCTGGGCCTTTGGCAGTTTCTGTAGATTTAACTATAGAACTGTTTTTATATCTAATTGCCATATTGTGTTATTCCTAAACATTAAGATGAACCAAAACATTTGGCTCGGTTATTAAAATAATTTTTGATTTGGCCGATCCAAGATCAAAAGAAATTGGTGTTCGTCAAAGTGCGATTGGCCACCCTAGCCCGACGCCAAAGAGGGATCTAGTCCCCCTCACGCCCAGCAGCCCATTAACGCCCCGAGCCTAAATAAGCGGTCAGTCAGTTCTATTTGAATTGAAAGCGCTCTAATCGTACAACCACGCCTGCCTTACTAAATATAGTATTTGCTGGGCTCTAGGCTGTAAAATTGAAAAAGCTCGGACCGAATGATTGGCTTTCGGACCACAAAAATTTAAATAAGCTTTATACACCAATGGTTAAGTGCCATTTGATTATTGACTACCATTGATTAACTTTATTATATTATATTGATTATTTAGTTACAAACTAAAATGACCACGACCTATCACGGATAACTTGTGGTTTGTGTTTACCTATAGGATATAAAAATTCACATATATATCTTACACCATCAGAAAAGTGTTCAACACCTTTTGATTTGTCGATAATAGCATTATCCATACCTGTAGTAAAACCTTCTTTCCAAGTGGTTGTCTCAACTGAGGCAATTGTCCTTGGTGTCTTATCTTTATTAAAATATAATCTTGTATTACCTTTAGCATCTTTTAACAATGCATTAACAGCATTAACACTATCAACCAAAGGTGGTTGTTTAGATCTTGCTAATACTTTAAAACCTGCATTCCTTAATATACTAAAATCTGTTGTACCTGTAGCAGCACTGGTTTTCATTGCTCTACCGGAAGCATCAGGATAACAAATTATATCTCTATTTTTATATCGACCTTTTATAGATCTAATTAATTGATGAGTATCAGCATTACCATAAAACTCATCCATTGCATGTAATTGGTTACCTCGATGGCACCAAACTGTTGAAGCCATTATTTTGACGTTAAAGTCAATGCTAATATGTATTGGCTCACCTTCTTCAATTGGAAGTAGGTTATTTGTTACATGTATATTTCGATTAAAATTATAAAATACAGCATCACCAGTGTTATTAAAGGTGGCGCAATATTCTTGGTTAAAACTTTTTTCATCCATTGTAACCCGAGCAAGTTCAATTTCTTCTTTCATATCTGGTCTAACTTGTTCAGCAGTAAACTGCCAAGACTTCCATAAACCTGTTTTATCTTCTTGACCTTTAACCCATAACTTATAAAAGTCATTGGTTATTCCTTTTGGTGTACTTATTACAAATACACTTGCTCTTCGTTGTGGATCTGAAGTCATAGGTAATATAACCTCAGTAAATGCATCTTGTTTAATATAGGCAAACTCATCAAGCACAATAAATGTAGGTGATGGTGATATACCTCTTAAACTATCTGGTCTATCAAACCCTTTTAAGGTAATCTTGGATCCATTAATAAATCTTATTTCCAAATCTATTTCTCTGGCAAAACCATTTATATGATCTGTATGAACAAGACTTTTTAATGTTGTCCAAATAGATTCTCTTATCATTGAAACAGTAGGTCCAATAATTAAAGCTCTTCTACCTGGTTGTTCTAAACAATGTTGATATGCAGCAACACATGCTAAATATGATTTACCAACTCTTCTTCCACTAGCCATTACTTTAAACCTAGCAGGATTTGTCAAAACTTCCTGTTGAAAGTCGAAAAGTTCTATTTTATGATTCATATTTATTATTTACTATATTTAGAATATATATCCAAAGATTTGTTATTATGCTCTCAGCTAGCTTGATCAATAACTATTTGTTTTAATCTCATAGCTCTTGGACCAACTTGTTGTGCCCATCGGCTATCCATCATTTCAACGGCAGCTTCAATCCATTCTTCATTATTAATGGCAGCAATAAACTTTTTAAATTTACTTAATCTTGGAGCGCCTAAATTAAAACACATATTAACAAGAACTAATTGTATTGATTCAGGTTTATTATCTAAATCTGGAAATATCTTTTTAGCTTCATTAATAAATTTTTCAACATCAGAATTAAATACTTCATTTACCCTATCTTCAGAAATTTTAGTTCCAACAGGCCAACCATATTCTGGATCTTTGTCAGTTATTAAATGACCTATACCAAAAGTAGCATACCCTAAATGATCTTCATAAATTTCGTATTTAACACCTTCGTCAATTTTTAATTGCTCTCTTAATTTATCTATATTCATTGTTTATCTTTATTGTTGTATTTATCGTCTTCAAAAGTTAATTTGAACTTAGGTAAGTCCTTCATGTGCTCTTTTCTAACTCTTACATTTAACATGCTATTCACACACCAAGAGGAATCCAATCGGGATAATTGTAAAAGAAGCTCAAAAAGTTTAGCCGTTGCTTTA